AAATGAAAAATCTTCAAAGGGCCGCGGCCAAGGTTATCTCAACACCTAGAAAGTGGACCGCGGTCCGCCCAGAGAAGCGAGGAACTATTCCCGACAATACAATCTCTAAATCAATACAAGATTCTCACAAAAAAAGTATTCGTGCATCTTACATCGGGAAGTCTAGCAAAGCAGTTACATCTCGCGACACGACCAAAGATCGATCTAAAATCGATATTGATTTCAAAGATCTGATATGGGCTAAAGAGGCGCCTTTTTGGCTGGAGGATACTGACGCTCCCGGCACCCGCAAGGTTACTATAAACAAGAGTAATCAGATGGTTAAACACGCGCTGGATAAAGGAGCTGACATTTTCATTGCTACTATGGCCTGCTCAACCATGTTCAGTGGTCTGGAAGACGGAAAAACTCTTGAAGAGATTCATTCCGACATAACTAAAGTTTCAGAATTATTCACATTATTATCGGAGCAAATGAAAGAGAGCGAAAAGCGCTCTTTGAGCAACAAAGCTTCACTTCCGCAATAAAAAGCTTGACAAAGCTTTATCAATGTTGTAATATATAAACAGTTGGTCGGGATATTTGCTGACCTGCTATAGCCAAACGTGCAAAAAAACAGAATACCATAGGAGGTAACAATATGGCACTTAATTTAGACGCAATGAAAGCCAAGCTTGATAAACTAAATGGCAAGGGAGACGGAAAAAAGAATTTATTCTGGCGCCCCGAAGACGGTGAAAGCAATATCCGAATTGTATCAACACCAGACGGTGATCCATTTAAAGAGAGGCACTTTCACTATAATGTAGGGACATCAGGCTTCCTATGCCCAAAGAGAAATTTTGGAGATGACTGCCCAGTTTGTAACTTTGCAAACAAGCTTTGGAACGAGGGCACAGAAGAGAGCAAGAAGCAGGCAAAGGATCTGTTTGCAAAGCAGAGATTCTTCTCACCAGTCTTGGTCCGTGGTGAAGAGCAGGAAGGCATCCGAGTCTGGGGGTATGGAAAGATGGCCTACGAAAAGCTACTAACAATTGTACTCGATCCCGACTACGGAGATATTACGGATCCTGAAACCGGTAATGATCTAAAGCTTATGTATGGCAAGTTGCCAGGAGCCAGTTTCCCCCGTACTGATATTCGACCTCGCCCTCGCAAGACAGTACTCTGTGATGATGCTGTTGGCGGAGACGAACGATGCGCAGAATTATTGGAAACGATTCCAAACTTTGAAGACCTTTTCGAGCGCAAGACCACAGAGGAGGTTCAAAGCGTACTTGATCAGTTTCTTAGCTCAGACACAGGAAAGCCCGAAGTCGAAAAGTATGGAAGCACCAACACAAACACAGACGGAGAATCTAGCGCTGTCGAGGCAGCTTTTAACGATCTTCTAAACTCATAGGATAAATATGCCCAAAGTAACAAAACTAAAAAAGGGTGCTCTTGATATATCCGCGATCAGGGGCATCATCAATAAAAAGGCGGGAAGAGAAGTTGCTCATTCACTTCAAGACAATAACCCAACTGAAGTGACTGAGTGGATCCCAACGGGATCAAGATGGCTAGACTCAATTATTTGTAAGGGCAAACTGGCAGGAATTCCAGTAGGCAAGATCTCTGAGATTGCTGGACTGGAAGCAACTGGTAAGTCATTTATGGCAGCACAGATTGCTGGTAATGCCCAAAAGATGGGAATCGATGTTGTGTACTTCGATTCGGAGTCAGCACTTGACCCAAGCTTTCTAGAGCGAGCAGGCTGCGATCTTGAGCGTCTTATGTATGTTCAGGCGGAATCTGTTGAGTTTGTTCTAGAAACAATTGAAGAGTTGTTGGGGACAGGGAATAAGTGGTTGTTTATTTGGGATTCCCTGGCCCTAACGCCTTCTATTTCAGATGTTGAGGGTGACTTCAATCCTCAATCATCAATGGCAGTAAAGCCAAGGATTTTGTCAAAGGGGATGGCAAAGCTGACCATTCCGATTGCCGATGCTAACGCAACGTTGCTAGTTCTCAATCAGTTGAAAACTAACATGGCAGCGAGAACTCCAGCAGAGGCAATGACAACCCCTTACTTTACTCCTGGTGGTAAAGCAATGTCTTATGCTTATTCACTTCGTGTTTGGCTGACTGCTAGAAAGGCGAAAGCGTCTTTTATCACCGATGAGAATGGATATCGCGTCGGTTCGGAGGTAAAGGTAAAACTAGAGAAATCTAGGTTTGGCACAGCGGGTAGAACCTGTAACTTTAAGATTCTCTGGGGAGATGAGGACATCGGTGTACAAGACGAGGAGAGCTGGTTCGATGCAATTCAGGTATCGGATAGGCTCAAACAATCAGGAGCTTGGTTTACTCTTGTCAAGAATGACGGTTCAGAAGAGAAGTTTCAGCGTAAGACCTGGACATCTAAATTAGCCAAGGAAGATTTTAGAGAAAGTGTCTTGACAATTATGGACGATGATGTTATTATGAAGTTCAAGAATAGAGAAGGCAATGCACAGGATTTCTACGACACGGAGGAGACTCCGGAGGAATCCTAAACTACCACAGCCCGGCTCTTGCCGGGCTTTTTATTTGGAGAGCAAAATGAAAAGACTAATGATTGTTGATGCATACAACCAGTTCATCCGGGGCTATATTGTAGATCCTAGCAAGAATCCCAACGGCCACCCGATTGGCGGAATGCGAACGTTTATCAATATCCTAAATAAGATTACAAGAGAAATCAAGCCTGATATGATTGCTGTTGTGTGGGATGGCAAAGGAGGCTCTCGTAAGCGAAGGTCGATGAACAAGAACTATAAAGCTGGTCGAAAACCACTAAGAGTCAATTGGTCAACGGACGAGCTTACACCACAAGATACAGACAATAATAGATTATGGCAACAGTTGAGAGTCATTGAGTATTTGAATCAGACACCAATTGTCCAATTCATGGAGCCAGAAGTAGAGGCTGATGATGTGATATCACACATCAAGTCGACATCAATCTTCGCAGAATGGCAGAAGGTAATAGTATCTGCAGACAAAGACTTTATTCAGCTTTTAGACGAAAAAACCCTTCTTTTCCGGCCGATTCAAAAGGAAGTTTTAAATACTAATTCTGTCATCGACAAATTTGGGATCCACCCTAGAAACTTCGCCCTTGCTCGTGCCATGGCAGGGGATCCAAGCGACAATCTGCCTGGCGTTCCCCGTGTGGGCTTGGGGACAATCGCAAAAAGATTTTCATTCCTCTCAGAAGATAGGGATTATTTTATTGATGATATCTTATATGAATGTGCAAAAGAAGAGAATAAGCAGAAGGTGTACGCGTCAGTCTCAGAGAGCGAGAAATTGATAGAAGAAAATTACAATATCATGCAACTCTCTTCACCTCAGATGTCCCCACAGTGTAAGGCCAGGATCGATGAAACATTTGAAGGTTTCTCTCCTCATTACAACCAGACGGAGATGAGAAAGCTTATGATCAAGGATGGAGTCCTAACTGTGAATATGCAGGATTTAGAGCAAAAATTTAATGACATTATAACTTCCTTTTCAGAATAAAACCTGATATACTATACTACATAAATAACACGACAAAGAGAGAACATGGAACAACAAGTTAGTTTTTCAAAATTTGGCAAATCTTTCCAAGAAGATTTATGCCACTTGGTCTTGAATGATAGACCATTTGCTGACCAGATGTTTGAAGTACTAGACTTGAATTTCTTGGAACTTAAACATCTTAGAGTTTTTATTAGCAAGATAAGAGGATATAGAAAAAAATATGGAGTCCACCCCACATCTAATATTATGCATTCCATCATACGAACAGGTCTGGATGGAGAGCCAGAATCAGTCAAAGTCAGGATACGAGAGTATTACGCCCGTGTCTTGGCTAAGGGAGAGACCCCTCAGTCTTCGGAATATATCAAAGATACCGCCCTTGATTTCTGCAAAAAACAAAAGCTCAAAGAAGCACTTATTAAGTCTGTCGACCTTATTAAATCTTCTTCCTTTGACGAGGTTTCAAAAGTCATAGACAGCGCCCTCAAGCTAGGCTCAGATAATTCATTCGGGTATGAGTATCTCGCCGACTTTGAGAAAAGATTTCAAAAAGTAACAAGAAACCCTGTAACTACAGGTTGGCAGCAGATTGATGATATAGCCAAGGGAGGCTTAGGTAAAGGTGAGTTGGGTGTTGTTGTTGCTCCTACTGGGGCCGGTAAATCTATGGTTTTGGTGCACTTGGGTGCTCAGGCCCTCAAAGCGGGTAAGAATGTCTTACATTATACTTTGGAGCTTGCTGACACAGTTGTTGCAAGTCGCTATGATTCTGCTATTACTGGTGTAGAATTAAAAAACCTAACGGTTTTCAAAGAAAAGATTTATGATGAAATAAAAGACATGACAGGAAGTCTTATCGTAAAGGAATATCCGACAAGGTCAGCCAGTATTCAAACAATCAAGAATCATATCGACAAGTTACGCCGACGCGACTTCGTTCCAGACATGATCATTGTAGACTATGGCGACTTAATAAAACCAGAATCTTCAAAGAGAGACGAGAAAAGACACCAATTAGAGACTATTTACGAAGAGCTGCGAGGATTGGCCCAAGAAGCCGAGTGTCCGATATGGACAGCATCACAGACAAATAGGTCAGGTCTGAATGCTGAGGTGATCACTATGGAGTCTATATCCGAAGCATTCAATAAGTGCTTTGTCGCAGATTTTATTTTTACTGTTTCTCGAACCATCGAGGACAAAAACAATAACCAAGGTCGTATTTTTGTTGCGAAAAACAGAAACGGGCCTGATGGATTGGTGTATCCAATTTTCATGGATACTAGCAATGTAAAGATAAAAGTTCTGCCAAAGTCGAATGAATCAGTTGGGGAGATTATTGAGAAGTCCTCCGCAGCAAGACTAGAAAATTTGAAACAGAAGTACGCCAGCTTCAAGAAGGAACAAAAAGGAGAAAATTAGAATGGAGTTATCAAATCAAATCTTATCAGAAATAACAGTACACATGAAGTATGCACGTTACTTGGAAGACAAGCAGCGTAGAGAGACGTGGGATGAGTTAGTCACACGAAATATGGACATGCACCTCAAGAAGTTCCCTGAGCTTCAGTTGCAAATAAGAAAAGCATACAAACTGGTATATGATAAGAAGGTTCTTCCATCTATGAGGTCTATGCAATTTGGTGGCAAACCAATTGAGGTAGCTCCAAACCGAATCTTTAATTGTGCATTTATGCCCGCAGATGACTGGCGTTGCTTTGGCGAGGCGATGTTCTTGCTTCTTGGCGGCACCGGCGTTGGATACTCAGTGCAGAAGCATCACGTAGAAAAACTACCAGAGATTACAAAACCAAATCCAAAGAGAACACGTCGTTTTCTCGTCAACGATTCAATAGAGGGATGGGCCGATGCAGTGAAAGCTATGGTTCGTTCTTATTTTAACGGAGGTTCACGTCTTCGTTTTGATTATTCAGATATACGCCCGAAAGGTGCTGCTCTCATTACTTCTGGAGGCAAAGCCCCAGGACCACAACCACTCCGAGAGTGCTTGGTCAAACTAGAGGGAATGCTCTCGCAGAAGGACAATGGAGATAAACTAACGCCGATCGAAGTACACGATA